AAAAATATCATGAATATTCAACCATTAATAAACATACCTAACGGAATACCGCCAAAAGATAAACAGCCGGTAATTATCTGGAATAAAAAACCGTCTTTCGGACTGAGTGAAATAAAAAAGAAGCTAACTCCTAACCAGATAGATACTTTTGTAAAAAAATACCCTAAAGATGACCAAAAATATTTAAAGGGGATTATAACAAAAGCTGGAAACCAACTTGATAAAATGAATATAACAATTGTTGTTTATGATAGTTGGATTAGAACAGCTATTTTAAAGATAAAAGGAGGATTAAATGCAAGATAGATTTAAATTTAGAGCAGGAATAAAAACAAAAAGTTTTAGTTTTGTAGTTCCTGTTTGTGAAATTGGCAAAGATGTTTCTGTATATGCTTTTTTAAATGAAGAAGGAAAACTTGAAGCAGAGTTTGGCGAAAATTTACAGGAAATATCTACAGAATATGAATTATTTGTATTTTTCGCAGATGAGTTAAATAGAAAATACAGGAAGATAAAAGCCGAAAACACCGCATTAAAAGATCAGTTAGCGGAGGCAATAGGATATGGCGAGATGTTAATTAATTGCGATACTTGCGAAAAACCTTGTGCATGTGAAGGATGTATCCCAAAACAATTATTACAAACCCTGAAAGGCGGTAAATAATGATAAACAAACAGCCTTTATGGATATTATTTGAGGAATATGAGAAAAATAATCCTCCTGAAAATAGTAATATTCCTACCCCTACTAGGTACATACTATTTTACAGCAAAGTAAGCCAAAATTATGGAAAACCTCATAAACATTGGACAAAAGAAGGAAAACAAGAATTTGAGGATTTTATGAAAAATTTTGTTAATAAAACTCTAAAGAAAGACGGTAAATAATGAGTGAAAACAAATGTCCATCTTGTAGCGATAGCATTTTAAAGACAAAAAGCGAAAAAGAAATAGGTATTTGCTTAAGTTGTCAAATAATAAAAGATTATGAATATAAACTTTCTCAACTAAATAAAGTAGTTGACCATTTAGAGGATTACGTTTGCAAGCAGGATAGAAAATATGAAACCCTGAAAACAACAAACGATCAATACGAGAAGGCTTTGAGGGAGATAATTAAAGGATGTGAAATTAATGAGATGGCAACCACAAGAGGGATGAAAGTTAGTCTTGGGTTTATTCGCAGGGTCTTAGACATAGCACGCAAAGCACTTGGAGGTGAATAGGTAATGCAGCATAAAATTACTGGAATAGAAAAATATAAAGTAATTAGAGAATTTTTTGACAATCATAAATCTGAATATGTTTTACACGAAGGTGTTGAAAATCAAGGAAATTTTATTTACACCTCTAATGATAGGAATGAAGCAATCGGAGTTGCAAAATATTATTTATCTCAAAAGCCTAATGCGGTTTTATTTTTAAGTCATTTTACTTCGACCATTATACAAGGATGTTCTCAAAATTTAAATTATACAGATTTGCTTGGAGGTGAATAGGTGTACACAGCTTGTCATGATAAAGACGGATCATTGTTATGGGTTATAAACTCAATGTACTTTAAAGATTCTGTAAAAGAAAACCTTCTTAATGTAGCTTTTGCAGCACATGACTCATTTACGATAAGCAGATATGGCAATTTAAATGAGTTTACAAAAATCATAACAGGAGGTATAGAGCGGTGATTCAAGGAAAAAATACAGGATTCAGAGATTTTAAGAAGCAAGAAATAAAAGAAGGCGATATTTTACAGTCTTACCATTTCGGAGGCGGAAAACAAGGGAGAAAAATATATTATCTTTATCATTTCGTTGTATGGAATACGAAGTGGAATATGTGGTTCTTAGCAAGTTCAAAATGGGATGACAACAAACAAGGTGGTGAGGGTTGCTGCCCTATGTCTTATTACACCGATAATGACAGAATAAAATCTTTAAAAGTTAAAGTTGTTGGGAATGTATACGAAAATCCAACATTTATTCAAGATGAACATAACAAGGTCGTGGAAGAAAATAAAAAATACTTTACCGGCACAGTCGTTTTAACAGGAGGAAACACCATTGAGGACTGAGGTAAAGTGTGCATATTGTAATAAAATATTTGAAATACCGGCTCATAGGATGAGGCTCGTAGTTAAAAATATTTGTTGCACTAATGAATGTAGATATAGTTTACAGAAAAAACCAAATGAGATTGTTAGTCATGAATCCCATGCGGAAATAATCACAAAGAAGGGTAACATCATTATAGATTTAAAAGATATAGAAAAAGTTTCAGGGTTTACTTGGTATATAAATAATTCTGGTTATGCAAGTTCCTGTATTCAACTTGGCAGAAAAAATAAAAAGCCAATATCAAAATATATATTATTGCATAGATTTTTATTAAACGTACAGGAAAATGACAAGCATTTAGTAGACCATATAAATAGAAACCCTCTTGATAATAGAGTAAATAACTTAAGAATAGCAGATAATACTTTGAATTGTATAAATACTAACAAATATAAAAATAATAAAACAGGGCAAAAAGGAGTTTATTTTGGCAAAACAGAAGGTACATATACAGCCAACATAAGAGTTCGCAATAAAACATATTATTTAGGTACTTTTAATGATTTTGAGAGTGCAAAAGTAGCAAGAATAACAGCCGAAGATAAATATCATAGACCAATTTTGGAGGGCAAATAATGCGTTCAGAAGAAGAAATAAAAAAACAAATCGAGTGGGAAAGAAATAGGATGAAAACTGCCGTAGAATTAGGATGTAAATCAATAATGTTTCAATGCGAGGGCTCCTTGTGGGCTCTTGGATGGGTACTCAACGAACAAAAGGAAGGGGCTAAATAAGATGAAGAAACAAAAGCCATTATTTAAAAAACATTGGAAAGATGAAATCTTTAAGCCTTGGTATAAACGTCTATTTATAAAAGAAGAACGGCGATTAGGTAAAATTGAAGCACAAAAGGAAGGGAACGAATAAATGATGAGTGTAGATATCAACGACTTTAGTCCTAAAGAGCTAAAAATACTAGAATTTTTCGCAGAAAGTTTAGAAAAAACTCCAGAGGAATTAAAACAAAATTTACTAAAATCCTCATTAAATGACAGGGCTAGGACATTAGCGTTTTTGTATAAAGTTCCTAAACTTTACAAAGCAGTAAATGAACTTTTGGAGGACTAACCAATGCCAGTAGTTAAAAAGCTAAGTTTAGAGCAGATAAAACAGGTCTTGGATAATTTTTGGGATGATAATTTTTGTAATAGTACAGCTTGTCCAGATGAAAATAGCTGTATTAATTGCCTCATGGCTGAATTTGAAAGGATAACAGATGACAAATAAATTTTTTAAGGCGATAGAGGCTGAACCTGAAGTTAAACAAAGATTTGCGAAAGATGCCCCTATGGAAATCATAAAAGGGCATCCTTATACTGATAGTAAGTATTTAACAGGCATTGAAGAGGTTTACCCCACCATAACATCAGACCACATCCTGAAGCTTGAGGAGTTGATTTTAAGAGTATTAGGCAAAGGTAAAATAATACTTTATTTTGATTATTCAGATGATGGTTTTCAAGGTTATGCCTATATAAGCATATTTACAGAGAATCAAGCATGGAATATAAGATATGAAACTAGACAGGAAGCACTCCTAGAACTTATTTTAAAGCTGATAGAAGCTAATATTTTAACTAAAGAAGAAGTAAGAAAGGTTTTTGAATAATGGGAAAAATCAGTGCTTATAGTAAGAAAATTTTAGGGCTTACCGGTGGCTATGATTATGATGAATTATTGAATCAAATTCAAAAAGACGAGACTTTAAACCAATTATATGACGAGATGATGGCTGACTTCCAAAAAGTCGTTATCGAATGCTTAATAGAGCCTGAAGGTGGGAATTGTAAAATGTTTTCAAGGCAATACTATGTCAACATGGTAACGAAATTTAGTCAATACAAGCAAAAGGACGTTAAATAATGGCAACTAATGCAGGAGAATATAACTATATGTACGCATCAGAAGGTAAGAATAAAATATATCATGGCGATAATTCAGAAATAATAAAAACCTTGTTAGATAATTCTGTTGATTTAATTGTCACAGATCCTGATTATGAAATGAGTGTTGATCATGGTGCGGGTGCATTTGGAGTAAATAAAAAAATTACTTTTACTCAAATAGAAAATATTTGCAAAGGTTTTGATTTGGCAATACTTGATGAATTTTGCAGAGTTTTGAAAAAAATTAATATTTATATTTTTTGTAGCCAAAAACAAATTCCTGCGCTTCTTGATTATTTTGTAACACAAAGAAAATGCTATTTTAATATACTTTCTTGGCATAAAACTAATCCTGTACCAACAGTTAATAATAAATACCTTCCAGATACTGAATATTGTTTGTTTTTTAGAGAATCAGGAGTATATTTAGGCGGTAGTTTTGAAACAAAAAGAACTTATTTTTTAACTCAAAGCAACAAATCTGACAAAGCAAAATACGGACACCCGACAATAAAACCCCTACATATTATTGAAACTCTAATAAAAAATTCTTCTAAAGAAGGGGAAATAGTACTTGATCCTTTTCTCGGCTCAGGCACAACAGCAGTAGCAGCAGCTAAAAATAATAGGAATTATATTGGTATAGAGCTTAACACTAACTATATCAAAATTGCAGAACAAAGAATAAAAGAATCAACACAGCAGCTAAGTTTATTAAGTTAAAGGGTAATAAATTATGAAAACAAACTTAAATATCAAGGCTAAAGGTGAGTATCTTTATGAAATAGCCATAGGTTTGACTAGTGAAAATGATAACCTTCAAAAAGCATCAGTTCTTGAAAATAGCTTAAAGGGATGGATAGCTCGATATTATACCCTTAGAAGCTTCATAATAACAATGAATAACGAATTTTATGTTACTGATAAGTACAAATTCATTGATGAATTGCATAGATTAAGCAATATAAAACTCATAAACAGTAAATTTATATAGTGTTTTTAGTCGATATGGGAGTGTAATTATGGGCGAACAGGGATTAAGTCAACTTAAACTTGAAGAAAAAAATATAATTAAAGTGATTTTTCAACAAAAAAGGGTTACAAGAAAAGAAATAGCGGAAAAATTAAATTGTTCTGAGTCGTTGGTTAAAAAATATCTCAGAAAAATCTATGAAAAGCTGGCAATAGAGGAAAAAACTATTGAAAATATTCATAATTATTTTGATTTTTTAAAAGCGTAGCCGCCCCCGTAAAAGTGTAGCCGCCCTTTTAGTGAAACTTGCTTTATAATAAATAATGTTAATAGTTTAATCCTTTCTTAGCTTTAGGGACAAGTTTGCGTAAATCAAGACTGATTCCAATTCAGCACTTGTCCTTGAGTTTTTCTTTAATAGGGAATTGTAAAATCTATTAGTTGTCCGAGTAGCCGCTGAGATAACATCACGAGTTGCAAAAGGTGTCGCTGAAGATAAAGGGAGGTCGCCTGTGCAACGAAAATTATTTGATGGATTACCTGATAATTTCAAAAAATGTTGTAATAAAGATAGGGTCATCGAAAAAGAAACTTTGACATCAACTTCTATCTGGAAAGAGCGTGAAGTTTATATTTTTTCATGCGTTAATCCTAAATGTAAGAGCATGAAGGCAGTAAAAATAAATACTAATAGAAACGATGAGCCTGTTATTCAATATATAGAAAAAACAAAAGAAGTAAAAAGAGAGAAAGAATTTGTTGAGCAGGAAAAAGTAAAAGTAAAAAATTATAGGCAACAGAAGCCAGATAATGCACTTGGCTATACTTGTATAGACGGAAAAGAGGCAATAACAAAAGATAATCACCAAACCTGCCCAATAAGAAGATTATCTAACCATCATAAAGTTGATGATTTTGAAACAGATTTTAAACCAGAAACAAGACCAGAAGAAAAAAGATACAAACCTGAGTTTATAAGAATAGCTTAAAATTTCCGTTCGGCAATATATAATACACTTGACACATACCCCCTGAGAAATCAGGGTTTTCTTTTACTCCTCCCCTAATGGGAACTCTCTCCCTATGTCTATAGGTTGTCGGTAATATTTCGGCAACCTATATTTTATTTTTTGATTTGATTGGAAACAATATGTGTGAAAAATTAAATTTAAAACAAGCAGAAGAATTTGACAGGCTTACCTTTAAAGTTATAAATAATCCCCCTTTGCAGCAATCGGACAAGGAAAGATACAACGATTTACTTTCGATAAAGCAAGAATGGGAATCGTCAAGTTTCAAGAAAATACATTAAAATGATAATTTTATCTAAAAAACTAAGGGCGGGAAAGAAATATATACATCGCGAACCCAAAAAGAACAGTATTTTAGAATTTATCCCACAAAAAAACAGAGAAGAACACAAAGAGACTCTTTCCCTTATTTTTTCTTTGCTAAAAGACAATAAAAATACCGAAGCTCTAGCATTAATGAGAATATTATCGTTAAAAATAAAGAGGTTATGGGAATAAGATGACAAAAACTTCTTTTAATGTGTTTCTATCTATAAATTTCATTTTCTTAATAATTTTCTTAGTAATTTTGTGCCTGAATTTTCTCTAAAATAAATTTTTGCAATATCAGAAATAAATTTTTATGAGGATATACTCAAGCTTTTGAAAAATACAAAAATCTATAAAAATATATTTTGCAGAAGACTCAGGAAGGTCAAGTTAATTTTTCTTGAAAGGTATTACATCCTGAAATCCAAAAATCGTTAAAAAGTACAAAAGAAACATTATCGGACTGTTTCTAAAAGATATAGTTTTTAAAAAGGGTTAAAAATTGAAAATAGATAATTATACTTTTGAATATGTTTCAGATTTTCTTGACGATGATTTTATTTTACCTAAAGATAAAACATTAATTAAGCCAGGAATAATCTATGTACTAAAAGAGCAATTTGCTTGGTTTAAATGTCCATGTGGATGTGGAGCTGACATTGTTTTGCGTATTGATGACCATAAAGTATTTCCAAGTTGGAATACCTCAATAGAAAACAATTTAATTAGTTTTAGTCCTTCAATATTGCAACTGAATGGCTGCAAAAGTCATTTTTTCATAAAACAAGGTGAGGTTCAGTGGTGTTAAAAAATATATTAGTTTGCGATGGCTGCGGAAAAGAAATAACAAGTAATTCAGATACTTATAAATTTTCTTCTGAAAGATTCACTGATGCTGCCGGAAGCGGTGACAATAATATTGTAAAACTTGATCTTTGCGAAAGATGTATTTCAAGCATAAAGCAAACTCTTGAAAAAATTTCTAAAAATATTTTATCACATTAATTAAAGGTTAAAAATTTGAAAGTTTTAAATTTATATTCTGGAATAGGCGGGAATAGAAAAAACTGGGAAAATTGCGAAGTGACAGCAGTTGAATACAATCCTGATATTGCTAATATCTATAGGCATAATTTTCCTGATGATAATTTAATAATCGCAGACGCACACGATTATTTATTAAATCATTTCAAGGAATTTGATTTTATATGGGCTTCACCGCCTTGTCAAACGCATAGTCGCATGAGGCAATTTTTGCAAGTGCAATGCAGAGGGCAACAGCCAAAATACGCGGATATGAGGCTTTATCAAGAAATAATATTTCTGCAGCACAATTTTAAAGGCAAGTGGGTAGTTGAGAACGTAAAGCCCTATTATAAGCCACTCATAGAGTCCACTAAGGAACTACAAAGACATTTATTCTGGGCTAATTTTGAAATAATAGATAAAGATTTTAAACAATCAAAACTAAGGTCAGCACAAATAACAGACTTGCAGGAATATTTAGGTTTTGATTTGTCTGAATTTAAAATATCCGATAAAAGACAAATTTTAAGAAATTGTGTAGTTCCTGAGATTGGAAAGTTTATTTTTGATTGTATAAAGGATACTCACAGCGAAATTATCGATATTAAAACAAATCAAAATGAATGTTTTAATCTAAACCTTAATTTAAATTGAATTTTACAGCATAAAACTTATAAGATGTAATTTATTTGTTGAATAATTTAAAGTCGCGAAACTTTAGTCTAAATAGTCAGGGGCGAGCCTATCAACGATGCTAAAATTGCCCCTGCGTTTATTAAAGGAGAGCTTGTTTTGAAATTAAGCAGAGAGTTGAAAAAATATTCTCAATTTTGTGCTTATTGCGGACATCCATTTTTTTATTATGAACAAAAAACAATTGATCATTTAAAACCAAAATCAAAAGGAGGCAAAGGAGCTTTATCTAATATAGTTTGTGCTTGCGCTCCTTGTAATAATGAAAAAGCTGATAGTGATTTAAAAGACTGGCTAAAACCAAAATTCAGAAGAATCAAACTAAAAGCATATTTAAAAGCAATGCGTGGCTTTAAAAAACATTATTCAGAATTAATATTCAAAAAAATAAGGGAAGCTATTTAAAAATGGAAATATTCATAAGTTCTTTTTATCTTTTTTGCTTATTTTTAATGATTTTGCCAGAAATTTTATGAACGATACAGATAAATTTCCGCTATTTTTCTATAATCCTGAATCAAAAAAGATTGATCCTATAAAAAAAGATACGATTTTAAATTTCCCCGGTACTCAATGGCAGTTTCATCATTTTATTGAGAAGAAATATCTTAAAAAGCATCCTGAAAAAAGAGAAGGACTTATAAAACTCCAAAAACTAATATTAATGCCAGCTGATATGAATTACGATATTAATTCAAGAACATTAAATTTTAAAAAGCGCTGGGGCATAGCACTTGAAGAAGTGGTTTATACAGACAAGGAAACATAAGTGACCGAAATTTCTTGTTCTGTCAATTATGCCCTGAATAAGAAGAAGGCAAATTCTTATAAGGGGTGGATGTTTAAGAAGATTGACTTAAAAGAGGTTGTTTATCTTGCCTAATTTTGAAAAGGATATTGACAGTTTTCTTGAAACAATGGCAGAAAATATTGTTTTAAAAGCTCAATACAGAGAAGAGTTTGGGAGAGCGAGAGCAAGATTAACTATTTTAATGGCTCAATATATTGATAAATCCTCAGCAAGTTTTGAAAATAAAATCCAATTATTATTAAAAACCCCAGAAATACAAAAAGAAGTTGAAAACTTAAGCAACATTTACAGTATAAACGAATGTCTTTACAAGAATTATAGGGATTTTGCAGAACTTTACAGGCTTAAAATAATTGAATTACAAAGCAGACGTAAATCTCAAAGACAAGATCACACAGGGTTATAATTATAAAAACAAACAAAAATAACTTTCAAGCTATATTTGAATAAAATGCTATTCTCTCGCCGAGTGGATATAAAAATATCTCGAGATAATGAAATATTAAAAAGGTTTATTATGGCTAAAAAAGAAGTAGATTTCAAAAAAATTGAAAGAGATTACATTACTTCTGTAAAAAAAATATCAATTGCAAAATTAGCGGTGAAATATAAAGTTCCCGAACGTACGTTAGAAAAGTATTCAAGCGAAAATAAATGGGTGGAAAAACGACGGGATTTTTGCGGAAAACTTGCTGAAAAAACAGAGAAAAAAGTTGAAGAAAAAATTGAACAATTAGCCGAAAAAAACGCCGAACAAATAGCAAGTAGAAATCAACAAATTCTTGAAATAAATGACCTTTCTTTAAAAGCCGTAAAAGAATATTTCGAGAATGGAGATTATAAACGTTGCTTAGTTGAAACAACAAAACCTTACCTTGATACAGAAGGAAAGGTTATTTTTGATGAAAAGGGCAAGCCTATTATGTGTAAAACTGTTGAAGTCGCAGAAGTTCCCTTGATCCAAATAGAAAAAGTAAGGCAAGGTGTTGAGAGCGTTAAATCTGCCAATACTACTTCACGACTTAATGAAGGCTTAAGTACTGAAAACAGTAAACAATCGGGCAAAGTTGACCACGAAATAAGCCATATTAATATTTATATCCCAGATAATAATAGAGATGCTAAAAATGTATGAATATAAGACCGCAAGCCGGACCGCAAGAAGTTTTCTTGTCGACATCGGCGGATATCGCAATATACGGAGGCGCAGCAGGGGGCGGTAAAACATACGCTTTACTGCTTGAAAACCTAAGACATATTAATAATCCTGCGTTTGGTTCTGTGGTATTTAGGCGTGAGTCAGTTCAAATTACTAATGAAGGCGGTCTTTGGGATACAGCAATGGGTATTTATCCATTGTTAGGCGCAAAGCCAAGAAATCAGCCTAAAATGCAAATGATATTTGAATCAGGCGCAAAGATTACATTCTCTCATTTGCAGCTTGACAGAGATGTTCTGGGATGGCAAGGTTCACAAATTCCGCTGATAGCGTTTGATGAACTTACCCATTTTACTAAAACTCAGTTCTTTTATATGCTTTCTCGAAATCGTTCAACTTGCGGGATTAAACCTTATGTTAGAGCAACAACAAACCCTGATGCTGAAAGCTGGGTGGCTGAATTAATATCTTGGTGGATAGATCAAGACACTGGCTATGCAATACCAGAGCGTAGCGGTGTAATAAGATATTTTACCAGACAAGAAGACCAAATAATATGGAGCGATTCCAGAGAAGAACTTTCAGAAAGATTAAAAATTAATCCTGATGAGATAAAAAGTTTTACTTTTATATCTGCTTCAATTTTTGATAATAAAATTCTTCTTGAATCAGATCCAGGTTATTTGTCTAACTTAAAAGCTCTTTCGAGAGTTGAAAATGAAAGACTTGAAAAAGGCAACTGGAAAGTAAAACCAAGCTCCGGCATGTACTTTAAACGCCATGAAGTAGAGCTGATTGATTTTTTACCAAAAGATATAGATTTTACAGTAAGAGCATGGGATTTAGCGGCATCAGAACCAAATGAAGCAAACCCAAATCCTGATTATACGGCAGGCATAAAAATGGGAAGACGTAAGAATGGCAATATTGTCATTATGGACGTTATTAATGAGCAATATAAGGCGGCTAAAGTCAGAGAAACCATACTAAATACAGCTAAAAATGATAGCGCCTATGTGAAAATAAGTATTCCTCAGGATCCTGGACAAGCAGGAAAAGAACAGGCGCAATCTTATGTAAAACTTCTTTTGGGATTTAGTGTAAAAACAAGCTTAGAGTCAGGCGATAAGGTAACAAGAGCAGAACCTTTTGCTGCACAATGGCAAGCTGGAAATATTGAGGTCTTAAGAGCGCCTTGGAACGAAATGTATTTTTCGCAACTTGAAGGATTTCCTGTAATCGCGAAAAAAGATATGGTTGATGCTTCAAGTAGGGCTTTTGCGGAGATTGCAGCTAAAGGAGTTCAGATTGAAAATCCGGAGAATTATATTGTTGGTGCTTAATTGAAATTAAAAAAATGCTTGATTTTAGGGTGTAGCCCTTTTATCAATGAAATAGAAGATTTTTCTTTTATTTATAATTATGATTTGAGTATTTCAATTAACAGGTTTGATAAAGGCAAAACAACACATAGATGCGCTTTTGACTCCGATACAATTCGGTGGATAAAAAATAATAATTGTTCTGAAAAACTTATACTTAACGCAAAGTCGGTTAATTTTCTTCAAGGTGAATCATTACTCAAAAAAGAGCCCTTCTTTGAGCTAGAAACCCATTATTTATTTGAACATTCAACAACGATTATCCTTGAAGAATGCGGTAAATTATACGGACACAAAAGTTCAGCTATTCCTGCTATAAATTACGCTATTTTACAGGGAGCAAAAGAAATTTATCTTATCGGTGTAGATTTTAACTGGAATCAAGGTCATTATTACAGCCCTTTGAAGCATGAAAAAAGACAAGAAGATTTACTTGAATTAAGACAAAACATAAAACAGTTAAGAAACTACGCTGATATATACAGATGCAACCCTGATGAATCATTGTTATTAAGTTTTTTACCATATAAGGCAATTGGTAAATTATAAAAAATAAGACAAATTACGAAAGGCGGTAATTATTATGGAAGACAAAAAACAAATGACGGTTAAAGAGTTTGCAGAAAAAATATATGGAAACATTGGTGGCGTTAGAAGTTTGATATTTTATTCTGACATCACCGGCTTCGATAAATGCATTAAGAGGGTCCGTAGAAAAATATTTATTGATGTTGCCGAGTATTACAAATGGCAATCAGAGCAAACTAATCGTCATAATGTAAAAAATAAACAAAGAAGAGAAGAAACAAGAGAAAAAAGACGCTTACAAATGGAAAATAATTATGCTGACAGGATTTTACATGGCATCCCCAGTAAATATTTAGGATAATTTAAAAACCAGTCTAGGTTAGCTCCCGAAAAGCGACCGCCTTATCGCCTGACTGGTTAAAATACATAAAGGCACAATCAAGAATTAGGCACTTGATGATTTTGCAGAGCAGTAATGCCCTGTTTTTTCGTTAAGTGCCTTTTTTGTGCCTAATTTTTAATCATCCATTTTGGCTATAAGTTCAAGATATAAATCACTAATTGCAACAGCAACAACAGCATCTTCTTCCATTTTATATTTATTGCAAATTTTGTTTATGCGTTCCCATGTTTCGTACCTAATAACGACAGTTTTTGTATCTTTCTCATTTTCCATACAATTTCAACCTATTTGATAAGTTTTACATTTAAATTTTACACAATAACAAATAAAAATTCCAAAAAGGAAAAAACCTTGATAAACCAAATTAAAAACTTTTTTGCTAAAAGCAATAATAATTCAACCATAGAAGACAAAAGCCAAGAGGTTTCTGTAGCTTTTTTAACAGGCGATTCGTTAATGCAGGGTATAAATCCTGATGAAGCAAAGTTAACAGATTATGATTCTATGCGTTATGACGAACAGGTCAATGTATGTCTTGAAGTAAGAGTTCAGGCTATGCTTGCAAAAGGTTGGACCATTCAGCCAGTAGAAGGCAAAGAAGATATTGCAAAAGAAATTGAAGCTAATTTTAATAATCTCAAAGGCAGTTTTTATCAAACTTTAAAGCAAATCGAGCTACAAAAAAAGGTTTTCGGTTTTTCTTTGTCTGAAATTCTTTGGCAAAATGAAAAAGGAAAACTTAAAATAGCAGGAATTAAAACAAGAAATAGCAGGTTAATAAAATTCTATCCTGATAAATACGGCAATTTACTTGAAGAGGGCATCAGGCAGGAAGTTGACGGACAAGAAATAAATCTTCCTGAAGAAAAAATGATTTTGCATATCAATAATATGGAAAATTCTAATTATTTTGGAGTTTCTGACTTAAAATCCGGCTATGTTTCTTGGGTTTACAAAAAGAAATTAATGTCTTTGTATAATCTATTACTTGAAAGATTTGGAATACCGCCGATTATTATGAAATATGATCCATCGGCTCAAGCATTCATTGGATTAACAGAAGAGCAAGCGAGAAAGAAGCTTGAAGGTATAGCTCTCACGACTAAAAAAACACATCAGGGCGGCGTAATAATGATTCCTGATTATTTCGCTCATGATATTGTTCAACTGGATACAGACGGTGCACAAGCGTTTGAAAATGCTCTTGACAGATACGATTTTGCTATATCAAAAGCTATGAAAGTTCCTTCTGAGCTTGGCTTTTTAAATACAAAAGTCGGAAGCAACGCAAAAGCAGGTACGCAGTTTGATGTTCTCCTATGGGTAGTTAATCAGGACAATATAGAACTTGAAGAAACTATCAACGAGCAGTTAATCAAGCGTTATGTTATTTATAACTATGGACCACAAGACAAATATCCTAAATTTAAACTTAACCCTGTCAATGACGATGATATTGAGCAAATTATCAAACTTTACAATGAGGCTTTAAAATCCGGTGCTGTCAGACCAACAAAAGCAGGTGAAGCAAAAACTCTTGATTTGTTAAAATATCCTGCTGTAAATGAAGATGAAATTTTGGAAACAAAGCCACAGCCCGATAATAACTTGCCTAATCCCGATCCAAATAATCCCGAAGAAAAGCCTAAAAAAAAAGTCTTTTCAAAAACTAAATACAACGGTGAAGAATTAAGCCCGGCAGAGAAAAAAGTTAATTTTTCTAAAATAGATAGTTTTTTCATGGACAAAGAAGATAAAGCAATTGCTGAATTCTCAGACATAGCCTATAAAATCTTTATTGATATAAGCAATAAAATTGTAAATAAAAAAATTATTACTGAAAAAAGATTTGATGAAATAGAAAAATTAACTATTCAAGGCTCTTTAGTTGGCGATATCAAAAAGCTGCTTCAATTCACACTTGGACAGGCATACAAAGAAGGTAAATCAAGCATACTTGATGAATTAAACATCAAGAAAAGTTTTGCTATAAGTGCTTCTGAACTTCCTGAGCCTGAATATTTTCTTTGGATACAAACTTTATCTAAAGAAATAGCCGGAGAACTCGCAGGAGAATATCTTGCTGAAACTAAACAAATCTTATTAATGGGTATTCAGGGCGGAACTTCTGAAAAGAAAATTATTCAGCAATTAGATGAAGCATATAAATTAGCTAAATCAGCAGGAAGTATTCAAACTCCTGCAATAACTCAAAATAGAGTTGGAACAATAGTAAGGACAAATATTAACGCTGCTTTCAACAAAGCAAGGCATAACGAAGTAATTAAAATCAACGAAGAAACTAAAGATACTTATTACAAGGTTTTTTCTGAAATTTTAGATGGTAGAAGTCACCCTTTTAGTGCATTTATTCATGGTAAAGCGGTAAAAGTTGGAAGTGACCTAGATAAAATACTGAATTATCCACTTCATTACCAAGATAGGGGAGTGGCAGTCTATGTTAACGCTACAGTCGAAGGAGAGCCGCCAAATATATTAACTCAATTACCAAATCTTCAAGGTTATAGCGGTTTACTTATAAGATAAGAGGTTATTATGGAAAAATTTTATCCCATTGAAAGATACAACGGGGCTTATTTGGTTAATAAAAATGGTCAAATTTGGAGTAATAAATATAATAGGGTTATGCTTTCACACATAACTCCTAAAGGCTATAAGGCTTTGTCTTTAAGGCAAAACGGAAAAAGCAAAACAGAATTCATTCATAGATTAATAGCTGAAACCTTCATTCAGAATTTGGGAAACAAGCCTTTTGTTAATCATATTGATGGAAATAAACAAAATAATTTAATAGAAAATCTTGAATGGGTTACTAATCTTGAAAATATGCAACACGCATGGCGCACTGGGTTAAACACCTATGATAAAAATAAAAAGAAAAACATGAGTTTAGGGCCTAAAAGCGTAAGAAAACTAAACGCTGATGATATTAAACAAATAGTAGGCTTGTACAAATCAGGTCAATATTCCTATGGAAGAATAGCAAAAATGTTTAATGTCAATAGCGGATGCATTTTTCAAATAATGAAAGGTCGTTCATATAAACAGGAAGCAATAATTTAACACACATAAAGGAGCATATAAAATGGCTGAAACAATATTTTTCTTTGATTATTTCTATGATGGAGCAGCGGAAAGACTTATTAAAGAAATAGCAGTAAAAGCAAAATTTACTAAAGATATCAGGTTAAT